TTTACCCGAATATGCTGCAATGTTCGATAAATTACCAATTTCTGCGTTTACAAGTGATCCTGAGACACCAAAACCTGATATGACACTTCACAATTTGCAATTTTGGAACTGCATGGACTATGGAGTTGTTGCAGTTCAGAAGCAATTTATTGGAAGTATGCACTATGAGGTCATGACAAGAGATTATGGTAATCAAACTGGCACATATATCTGTACTTTAGACAATTATCACTCTGATGTAGACGCAATTGACTACTCAACAAGTGAACAACCTGCTGAACATAAGTCTCACAACCTTCTAGAACTCGATAATGGGCAGTTTTGTCTTTATCCGAACAATAGAATGCGTATCTATGATAATAGCATTACACCAGAAACACCAAAAGCACCAGATTTTAAAGTTTCAACTGTATATTATCAGGTGGAAAACGGACATGATCGTGATGGATTGGGTTCAGAAGAGAATTATTTTTGGAAAACAGCAAAAGAAAGGCAAATATCATCCCCCAGAGCACCTTTTGAACCAGAATTGGGATAAATAATAACATTTACAAAAAAGTGTCATAAATAAAACAGGAAAACTCTTGTTTAAATGGCAATAAAACGTACATCAAGGGCATTTAAGGACATAAGTTTGTCTTTTACCCCTCATCCAGTCACAAAAGATCTCACAATTCTTAAAAATGAGAATGCAATTAAGAAATCTGTAAGGAATTTAGTGCAAACTATACCTACTGAGAGATTTTTTAACTCTGTAATAGGATCTGAAGTGCGTGATAGTCTGTTTAACTTCGTAGATTTTGGTACTGCAGCTGTAATTCAGAGCCAAATTCAAATTACACTTGAAAACTTTGAACCTAGAATAGAAGATGTGAGTGTTGAAGTACAACCAAGACCAGCTACAAACGAATTTGAGGTCATTGTGTTTTTTGCTATAGTCGGACAGGATACTCCTATACAAGAATTCACATTTATGCTCGAAGCAACAAGATAAATGCCTTTTACTAAGTTTACAAACCTCGATTTCGATCAAATTAAGACCTCTATCAAGGATTATCTCCGTGCAAACTCTAATTTTACGGATTTTGACTTTGAGGGGTCTAATTTTTCGGTTTTAATTGATACTTTAGCATATAATACGTATATTACAGCATTTAATTCCAACATGATCGTAAATGAGTCTTTCCTAGACTCTGCCACATTACGTGAAAATGTAGTTTCCCTTGCAAGAAACATTGGATATGTACCAAAATCAAGAACTGCTGCCCAAGCAACAATATCATTTGATGTAACTACCTCTGGTAATACCTCAACAATGACTCTTCAAGCAGGTTTAGTCTGTATAGGTGCATCAAATGACACTTCATACGTATTTTCAATCCCAGAAACGATTACAACCACTGCAACTCAAAATTTAGATCTTAGTGGTAATATAGTAAGTAGCACCTCATCATTTGATAACATAGTTGTATATCAAGGAACCTACTTATCTAAGACTTTTAATGTTGATGGATCACTTGATCAAAGATTTTTACTTGAAAATTCATTTATTGACACTTCAACTATTAAAGTTTATGTAAAAGGTGCGTCTGATACTGGTTTAGGGAGAGAATATCGTAGAGTAGACAATATATTAAACATAACCAATATATCAGAGACATATTTAATTCAAGAGATCACTGATGAGAGATATGAATTGCTCTTTGGTGATGGAGTATTTGGTAAAAAATTAGAAAATGATGCTGTTATAACTGTTTCTTATATTATTACGGATGGTGTTGAGGGTAATGGTCCTTCTGCATTTACTTACGCAGGTAGCACTGTATCATCAAGTAATCAAATTTTATTACCATCAATCACTCCAACTATTACAACGATCTCATCGGCATCAAATGGGGGTAATATAGAGTCAATTGACTCTATTAAGTACTTTGCACCTAGATTGTACTCATCCCAGTATAGAGCAGTTACAGCTAGGGATTATGAGTCTGTAATACAACAAATATACCCAAATACTGAGTCAGTTTCTGTCGTTGGAGGTGAAGAATTAGACCCACCAGAGTTTGGAACAGTTTTTATAACGATCAAACCAAAAAATGGTGAATTTGTATCTGATTTTGATAAACAATCAATACTATCAAATTTAAAAGGATATACTCTTGCAGGTATTAATCAAAAAATACTTGATCTTAAATTATTATATGTCGAATTAGACTCTTTTGTGTATTATGACCAATCAAAGGTCACTACTATATCTGAATTAAAAACAAATATTATAAATGGACTTCTTACTTATGGTTCATCTACTGACATTAACAAATTTGGTGGAAGATTTAAGTATAGTAAATTGGTAAATATAATTGATAATATTGATGATGCAATTACATCAAATATAACAAGAGTACGAATTAGAAGAAATCTAAAATCACTGATAAATCAATTTGCTCAATATGAATTATGTTATGGTAATAGATTTCATATAAATCCAGAAGGTAAAAATATAAAAAGCACTGGATTTACCATTCAAGGTCAAACTGATATGTTATATCTAACGGACATACCAAATAAAAACCCTGATGGTACTTTAGATGGAAGTGGAAAAGGTGTTTTAGCTATTGTAAAAGGTGATACAGAACTATCTCAAGGACAACTTGTAGTTGCATCTGCTGGGATAGTTGATTATATTCATGGTGAGGTAATTTTATCTACTATAAACATAACTTCAACTCAAAGATCGAACAACATTGTTGAGATTCAGGCATTTCCAGAATCAAATGATATCATTGGATTAAAAGATTTATATTTAAATTTTGCTGTTGGTTCTAGCTCCATAAATATGGTTAAAGACACAATTACGTCTGGTGAGCAGATATCAGGTGTTGGATTTAAGGTTACATCAAGTTATGCAAATGGAGCGTTGGTAAGAGGATAATATGATAACCACTGGAATTGATAAAAGAGTCAAAGTCCAACAGATAATTGAAAACCAAATACCTGAGTTTTTATTATCTGAAAGTCCAAAGGCAGTAGATTTTTTAAAACAATACTATATTTCCCAAGAATATCAGGGAGGTCCGATTGACCTAACTGATAATTTAGATCAGTATGTAAAATTAGATAATTTAACTCCCGAAGTAATTGTAGGAGAAACAAAACTCACAAGTGATATTACTAATTCATCAACAACCATAGATGTAGTCAGTACGAAGGGATTTCCAAATGAATTTGGTCTTTTTAAGATTGAAAATGAAGTAATAACATATACAGGCATCACTACAAATAGTTTTACAGGATGTATTCGTGGTTTTAGTGGAATTACAACTTACCATGCAGAGAACGCACCATCAGAACTAGTATTTACTGATTCAACTGCAATCAGTCATGAAAATGATTCAACTATTATTAATTTAAGTGCATTATTCTTAAAAGAATTTTATAAAAAGACAAAAAAATTACTTACACCTGGTTTAGAGAACTTAAATTTTGTTAATAATCTGGATGTAAGTAATTTTATTAAAAATTCAAAATCATTATATCAATCAAAAGGAACTGAAGAGTCTTTTAGGATTTTATTCAATATTTTATACAATGAAACTCCAAAAATTCTTGATTTAGAAAATTATTTAATAAAACCATCATCAGCGGAATTTATAAGAAGAGAGATAGTCTTAGCAGAGGCATTATCTGGTAATCCAATTAATTTAATTGGACAAACAATCGTAAAATCAACTGATAGTGAGACAAGGGCATCTATATCCGAAGTTGAACCATTAACAAGAAAGGGAAAGGTATATTATAAGATTGGTTTATTCGTTGGATTCAATGAAGTTGATTTAATTGAGGGTACATTTAATGTAACCCCTAAAACAAAAGTTATAGGAAACGTATCAGCAGGATCGTCTGTCATAACTGTTGACTCAACGGTTGGATTTGGTGCTACTGGGGTAATAGTATCTGGAATAAACACAAATATCTATTATAATAGTAAATCTATCAATCAGTTCTTTGAGTGTGAAAATATCGTTGGAATAATATCCACTACTGATGAAATTAGATCAGATGAGTTTTATTATGGTTATGAAGGTGGAGATTTAACTAAAGAAGTTAAGTTAAGACTAACTGGTGTATTATCCAAATTTACTCCAACATCTGATATTCGTTTACTTTCTGAAGGTGAGAAGATAACCGTAAGAAATGTTGGTGAAAAAATACTTAATCCATCTGAAGGAAAGTCTAAAAAACAAATATTTGCTAATTCTTGGATTTATAATACATCTTCAAGATTTTTAGTTGAAAATATATCTGGTTCCAACGTAGTTGTATTTACAGGAGATATTGATAAATCAAGTTTAAAGGTTAATGATAATGTTGAAATATTGTTTAGAAATGAAGAAGAAGTAGTAGCCACTGGTGTTGTTGCCAATATTGATAAAGATACAAGAACCATTACATTAAATAATTTAACAAATCAACCAGGTATTACAACATTACCTGATCCAAATCGTGAATATGATTTAAGACGAGTTATTAATCGTGCATCAAGCACAAGCACTGATATGGATTTTGGTCAGAATATTCTTACATCTGATATAACCAATGTTTACAATGACATGGATAATGAATTCTATGTTGCATCTAATTCATTACCATCTTATCAAATATCTGCAGAATTACCAAAATCTATTATTCCAGAGGCAGTTGCAGGAAATGAATTACCTAATTCTGGTTATAATCCAAATACTCTAAAATATAATATTATATCATTTCCAAATCCAGTTCCTTTTATAACTGGTGATGAAATTTTTTATACCGCACAAGGAACAGTTTTACCAAATTTACCACAAGGTTCATATTTTGTTGAAGTTTTATCAAATACAAATCAAATAAGATTATATCGTTCTAGATCATTTATCCCTATATCTGATTTCATAGAATTTGAATCATTACCTTCAGGAACTGGAACTCATACATTTTCTTTAGTGGGAACTGTTGAACAACAAATAGCAGCGCAAAAATTACTTAAAAAGTTTCCCATTGACCCTAGTTTAAAGAATTCTACATGTGTCAAAACTACACCAGGTGCAATAGCGATGTTGATCAATGGTGTTGAAGTAAATAATTATAAATCAGAGGATAAAATATTTTTTGGTCCTTTAGAAAGTGCTAGTCTTTTAAATGGAGGTAAAAACTATGATGCCATAACTCCTCCAACCATAACTTTATCTGGACCTGGTGCTGGTAGTACAACAGCTTTGATTAGACCTGTGGTTACTGGAAGTGTCACCAAAGTACAAGTTGATCCACAAAATTTTGGTATTAATAGAGTTCTTTCAGCAACAATTGAAGGTGGAAATGGTAGTGGTGCAATACTAGAACCATTATTATCTGAAAGAAAACGAGAAATAAATTTTGATGCTAGATTACTTTCTAATTCTGGTGGAGTTGATAATGTAGATGAAACAATAACATTTCAAAGTCCTCATAATATATCCAGTGGTCAACCTCTAATTTATGATCGTAATAATAATCCACCTTTAGGTATCGGAACTGTAGGAAACGATGCAGGAACTTCTGTGGTTGGAGTGGGAACTACAACTTTAGTAAATACTGCAACTTATTATCCATCAGTCATAAATCCATCAACAATTAAATTATATCAAACTTTTGGAGATTATAGTGCAGGTATAAACACAGTTGGATTTACGACAACAAATAAAATTGGTATCCATAAATTTAAATTATTCTACAATGAA